CCGATGCAATCCTCTCCCGCCTTCCGGGCGGAAGCAGTATGCTGCCGAGCCGTCGTAACATCTTTGGGGAGACCATCCCCGCCGCTAATCCGATGCTTAAGATGTCTCCCATTGGGGTCTCATCTCAGAAGTCGGACGCAGCAGAGTTTGAGATCACCCGCCTTGGCTATGGTTTCACAATGCCCGCAGAGATTTGGCAAGGGATCGACCTTACGGTCCTTAGGGACTCTAAAGGCGTTACCGCTTATGATCTCTGGATGAAGAACATTGGCGAAGTTAAGAGCAACGGAAAGACCCTTAGGCAGACCATCAATGATACTGTTAATACTCCACAGTATCAGGCCCTTCCACTTCCTAGAGGGGACGGGGATATTGATAACCTCAGGATCAAGACTCTCAAGAGTATCATCTCTAAGTATCGCAACGCGGCCTTTGAGAAGATGACTAAGGAAGTGCCGGAAGTAAGGGAAGCTCGTAGGCAGAAGATTACTGCTGCGAATCCTAAGCTCCCGCCACGGCCCCCGTCGCAGATCATTAACGCCGCTCCTACATCAACCTACGCGACCCTACAGGGCCTTACAAACTAAACGGAAGAGGACAGTTAACGCTGTCCTCTCCTATTATGCCACTATCCACTACCACTTTTGTCGGAGACAACTCGCAAACGTCCTTCACCTTGACCGGGTTCAAGCTCCCGATCAGTGGTGGGGACCTTACTGTTACTAATGCCCTTGGCGTTCCCCTTACGAACTGGACCTATACCAATGGTGTCCTTAACTTTACTGCTGCACCCGCCGCAGGGACCTACACGGTTTCGCGGGATACCGGCACGGACGTTAAGGTAGACTTCGTGCCCGGCAGTGTGTCGGCCAGCGACCTTGACTTGGCGTATCTACAAAACCTCCTACTGATTGAGGAGACTAAGGATCGTATTGAAGAGGTTAACACCCGTGTAAGCACCCTTACAGCGGGTCCGGGGGGGACAACCCTTCCGGGCGGTACGGCTATCAATACGATCCTGATGACCGGCCCCTCACCCTTCAACCCCGTATGGCAAACTGCCGGTACCCTTAAGACCGTGTTAGGCCTCGATAACGCTACTAGCCTCCCCGCACCCGGTGCTGCTGGGGCAGTGTCTGCTACCGGCTGGAACTTTGTTATGGCCGGTGGAGGGACCTATAGGGTTGCCACGGCAGGGGCTATTACAGCCCTTCTGGGCATTCGAGAACTGGGAACGGTCATTCCCAACGCCTCGGTTACGACGGCGGTTACGAACGCTACAAACGCCGCTAACGGCCTTGTGGCCCTCGACTCTTCAGGAAGGCTCACGGCCCTTGATGGCCGCAACTTGACCAACGTAAAGACCCCTAGGGTTGGCTGTGTGGTTCGTAAACGGTCCCTTCCCAACCAGAACACGGGTTCCGGCGTAGCGGCTCCTACCGTTACTGGTACGGCCCCTCTTATTGCCACCTCAGCGTGGCAGTCGATCCCCACAGGCAGCTCAACGTGGAGCGTCTTGACGGTCAACACGGCAACAGAGTGGGGCGGGACCCTGCCTACTGTGCGGCTGGCCTCTAATAGCATCTCCCTCCCCAAGGGCCGCTATCGCGTAACAGCACGCCACAACGCCTACACAGGAGTTGCTACGTGGTCCGCAGGTGGCACCACAGTTGTTGATAACTTTGCCCTAGAGTCCCGTGCCCGCATTCAAGGGTTTGCTAATGCAGACCTTACGGGTACCAGCGACACGCAGGTAGACGTTACCTCTGGTATTGGCTCTGCGTCCCTGCTGGATCAGGTTAAGCGGTTCCCTGTTACTTGTGTTTACACCTTTGAGTTTGAATACACGGGCATCCATCCGTGGTTTGGTCTGACCTTTGAGCATCGCGTTGTTGTTACCCGTAACACCGGCTCTGTTATGAACGGTCTGGTAACAACTAATATGTATTCCACCAACCCCACAAGCACGACCAACCATAACCTCGGGTCGTCCACTTACGATAACGATATCATTGAGATTGAAAGGATCGGTTAATGCCTGACTCATTCGACAATAAGACCCTACAAGACCTTGTGGCAAAGGTTGCTAGGCTGACAGAAAGGATTGATTCATTTATTGTGTACGCACGAGAAAATGTCGCATCTACGACTAAAGAGATTACGGCGGTGTCTACCCGCGTAGAGGACCACCGTAAGGCTAACGAGACTCGCTTTGCAAGCCTTGAGACTTCCCGCGAGAGAGTTTTAGGACTCCTTGTGGGGGCCGCTGTAGCGGGCGGAGGCGGTGCCGCTGTTATACTGGAGAGATTCTTTGGCTAAACCACCTGACGAACTAAGTGTCATCCATAAGCTGATGACTAAATACTTCCTTGGAGTTATGAACTCCGGGGATGTTGAACGCATCCAGAGCCATGCTAAGCTCATCCTACAGTTCCTTAAGGACAACAACATCGACGCTACAGCGACCGCTGAACCTAAGCTGTTGGAACTCCAGAGTGCTGTAGATGAGGACCTGCCTGACTTTATGAAGGACCCTCAATGAACCCTAAACAGAGGCCGCTAGAAGAGAGGGCAAAGGATGACTTTAGGGTGTTCCTGTACCTGATCTGGAAGCACCTTGGCCTTCCCAAGCCTACCCAACGACAACTATCAATCGCTACATACCTCCAGAAGGGACCTAAGCGGCGTGTGATTCAGGCGTTCCGTGGTGTAGGGAAGTCGTGGGTTACGGCTGCCTTTGTTCTGTGGATGTTGTACAAGGACAAGAACACTAAGATTCTGGTTGTGTCGGCCTCTAAGCAGCGTGCCGACAACTTCACGACCTTCTGCTTGCAGTTGATCCGTGATTGCCCAATGCTCCAACACCTGAACCCCACAGGGGAGCAAAGGTGTTCTAAGGTTATGTTCGATGTGGCGGGGTGCAGCCCCGACCAGCAGCCCTCTGTAACGTCGCTGGGGATCACCTCGGCCCTTGCAGGGAACCGAGCAAACCTTATCGTCGCAGACGATATTGAGGTGCTTAACAACTCTGCTACACACATGATGCGGGAGAAGCTGAGTGAGGCCATTAAGGAGTTTGATGCAATCCTTAAGCCCGATGGGGATATCGTGTTCCTTGGTACTCCTCAGAACCAAGAGTCAACCTACAACAAGCTCCCAACCAGAGGGTACCATATCCGTAAATGGTACGCTAGGTACCCCTCACTGAGCCTTAGGGAGCGTCATGGAGTCCAAGCGGACCCTGAGATGCTTGAGGAGATGCAGAAGAACCCCGCGTTGCTGGGGAAGACAGCAGAGCCGACCCGCTTTAGCGACGCTGACCTTACGGCTCGTGAGTTGTCTCTCGGCAAGGCAGGCTTCGCCCTACAGTACATGCTTGATACAGAGCTTTCAGACGTTGAGAAGTACCCCCTTCGTATGTCTGACCTTCCTGTATGGAACCTTACGGTCGATGGGGCACCTGATCGTCTGGTTAGGTCTACCCACCCTGACAACCACGTTGGGTTCGAGTATCAGAGCATGACCAGCGACCGCCTTTACTGGGCAGACAAGGACCCACAGGCCGTTGTAAGGCCCTATCAGGGTGTTGTAATGGCTATCGACCCCGGTGGTAGAGGCAAGGACGAGACAGCCTACGCTGTTGTAGCACACCTTATGGGCATTATGTACCTTCTGGACGCTGGTGCCGTCAAGGGCTACTCTGAGGCTGCCCTAACGTCCCTAGCAACCGTAGCAAAGGACTGGAAGGTTAACTGTGTCCTTGTAGAATCTAACATGGGTGATGGGATGTTCTCAGAACTCCTTAAGCCTATCCTTACGAAAGTTGTAGGGACCCCTGTAGGGGTTGAAGAGGTTAGACACTCAACACAGAAAGAGCTTCGTATCTGTGATACCCTTGAGCCAATCATGTCTCAAGGACGCTTGATAGCTAACGCTGCTCTCTTCCCTAAGGATTATGAATCAGTCCGTGAGTACCCCCAAGAGGAAGCCCTGTTATACACCCTCTTTTATCAACTTACTCACATGACAAGGTTGAAAGGGGCTGTCCCTAAAGACGATAGAGCTGACGCTCTGCAAATGGCTGTCGCCTACTGGGTTAAGACAATGGCCCAAGACGTAGATAGACAAAGAGCCCTTAAGACTTCTAAGGACAAAGAGGCGATCTTAAAGAAAGCCATGAGTCAGTACAAGAAGAAGAGAGAGGGTAATCGCCCTAAGGTGTGGGGATAAGAACGCTAAGTAGAACCCTTCTTCCTAAGACATTAGGTTGCAGGGATTGAATAGGGGAGAAACCCCCTTAAAGATTCCTTAAGGAACCTTAATGATCCTTAAGGGGTCTTTAAGACCCTTAAAGGGTCTTTGTAGGGATGTAAGTAGGGGTTATCTTTAGGACTCCCTAAAGGTCCTTAACGGTCCTTAAGGTACCTTAGAGAACCCTAAGGGACATTCCTACCGTATCGTGCCTATGACCATTTCCTTCATGTTCGGTATCGAGTTAGAGGACCTAGAGGACTTGGAAGATGAGGAGTGCCCTTAAATGGGCCACCCCTAGCCCAGATGCCCTACGATGCCCTATAAGGCGTTTGAGGGCTTGGGTGGGGGTAGAGGACCCTAGAGGGCTTAGTCAGCCTCCTAGGGCCATTCACGGGCCAGCAAACGGGTGTCTGGTCTGAGTGTCTAAACCCGGAAGGGTCTGGAGGGGTACTAAGGGTCCCTGTTCGGAGCGGTGTTAGGGACGGGTAAGGTGCGTGTAGAAGGCTCGACAGGTAAGGTCACCTGTCAGGGTGTCTACACTATAGGTAAAACCCCTATCACCTTCCCCGTCCTTAACGATCCCCTCTGGGTGCCATTATGACACTTTCCGCAAGTTCTGTCGAAAACGCGGAAAAACGATAGAACCGCTCAAGGTTCTATCGGGTGTGGTGGGAACTTGAGGGGACCCTTAGGGGACCCTTAGGGGACCTTAAGGAGATTTTGGAGAAAAAATCTCAGAGCCTTATACGATGACCCCCGCACTCCACTATCCCCCCTGCCCCCTTCCGATCCCTACGGTCGCCTCACTTGACCCGGTGGGGTGGCGTGCCTATGCTTGGGGGTCTGGTCCGCCCATCGGTTCGCACGTTCCGCCAAGACCCCCCGCAGATGCGGATAAGGGGATGCAAGGGGATAACGTGCCGGGACGATACATGCCCGCAAGGCACCCATAGGGGATGCTAAGGGGCTGATGGGTGGCTTATATCCGAATACTCACCCGCGAATGGCAGACGGGTGTTCGCGTACACGCAAGTATTAGGCTTGTGTGGTCTTTGCCAATCTTCCGCACGCCAATAGCAAGGCTTGTGCAGAAGGTTATAACGATAATCCATACACCTAGGGTGTTAGCCTTACACTACTTCTAGTGTTTGTTACCACCCTTACGTATCCTTCCGGTATCTTTCAACATATCGGTACGTACGATAGTGTATACCCTATCCAATCCCTAGAGAGTCTAGATAGACCATCAGGGTAGTAGAACGGTTGTACAAGTGTATGCTAGTGTTGTGCCGAGAGGCCTTATCGTGAGTCTATCCGATCGTCGGTGATTATACCCCACGACAATAGACTATAGTGAACCCTACCGACAAGTGTTGGGAAGGGTGTCCAAGGCTATAAATAATCATCCATGTAGGCCCCTAGATTACTCTGGGGGCTTATCTTTCAACCTAGGCCAACCACACAATCTGATAGGTGTTCTATCGGGGTGGTTGTCCCCTTACTTGGAGTGTGTATCATGGATAATGGTTCTACTGCCGTGCTTGACGTTGAAGCCCCGCAAGGTGAAGCCGTCAAGCCCCTCCCCTTTGGGGTGGAGTTTCTTGATCTGGTTGACCAGTTTGACTCTGACAAGTGGATTGTCAAGGGGAACGACTGGACCACACAGATCAAAGACTTTATCGAAGTGGTGGGCAAGACTCTTGGCGGTGCTATGCTTGCCGGTACGGCGGAGCAGATCACTAAGGCCGCCGCCAAGTCCCGCAAGGCCGCCACGCTGGCCCGTGAGTTTCGTATGTTGGCCGTTCTGCTTCGTGCATCGGCCCAGAACGCCTCTCTGTCTGTGTCTGCTGCTGGGGACACCTACCGTGCCCAGCACGCCCTTACGCTCGCTTTCGGCAAGGTTGGGGATATCCGCAAAGACTTCCGTGCGGTGTTCACCTACGCTAAGGGTGAGTAATCGTCTACAACTCAACTAGGGAATATCTGATGGGGCCTCTATTGGTGAAAGCCAATGGGGGCCTTTTATTGTGTTATCTTTCCACCCCCTTATGGAGCCTAAAATGATCCCTGAGATTGGTTCTAAGCCTACCCGTGAAGAGGCGTTGGCGTACTGTGAGGCACGCTTAGCGGAAAGGCGTGCTATTTATAATAGTGCCAGGGCTTTGCATGACAGGGCTGGCCACGTTGTTGATCTTGCATCGGAGCAGGTGCATGAAATCAAGGCCGCCAACCAGAAGTTTCTCAAACAACTCGGATACGTAGACTGATTAGACGCACAGTTTATATCTATCGTCTTCAGTCTTTCATATGGCCCCCATTGTCTAACCACGATGGGGGCTTTTATTGTGTTTCAATCCTTGTGCCTTTTCTGGAGCCTTTATGAAGAAGATCACGTTAGAACTTGTAAGGGACGATTGGGGGGCTTGTTATCGCCCAGAACGCCTCGCAAGCCTCTATGACCGCCCCATGACGGTCTTAGAAGTCCTGACACGCAAGGACGGTCCTTGGGCTAGTGTTCCCGATGCGGACCGTCTATGGACTGTTCTTAGAGAGGGCGTTATCGACGATAGAACGCTCCGCTTGTTTGCTTGCGATTGTGCTGAGCGGGTTTTGTCGCGTGCTGCAAACCCTGATCCACGGTCTGTAGAGGCCATCAAGGTTTCCCGTAGGTTTGCTTATGGGGATGCTACGGAGGAGGAGCTTAAGAACGCCGCCGCCTACGCCGCCGCCTACGCCGCCAACGCCGCCGCCAACGCCGCCAACGCCGCCTACGCCGCCGCCTACGCCGCCGCCAACGTCGTCAACGCCGCCGCTCGGAACGCTGAGCGAGCCTTGCAGGTTGCCTATCTCGTCAGGGTTTTCACCCTCAACTGATTGTGTTTCTTTCCACTCCCTTTTATCTTTGCTTAGGAGTCCCCAATGGTCCCTCAACATCTTTATGCCCGCTACCGTTTCGCTTCACAACTCGCCCGTCAAACAGGTTGCTCTGTAGCAATCATTGATGGGAAGGTTTATCTCATTACCGCCATCAGCAAGCAGCGTGTGCTTGTTCTGTAAGTGATGGTGCCGTTGTTTAGTCTCTTTAGAAAGGAATGTGCATGCACCCCGAGTATGATTCAGAGCGGGACCCGATACATGAGACTGTTCTCCGTCTGCGAGAGATTGAGAAGGTACAAGAGGAAATCCGTGAAGAGAGAGCTGAGTTAGTCAAACGAGACAAGTACCTTGATGCTGAATGGGAAAAGTACCAGAGAGAGCGTATCGCTCTGGTTAAGAGTCTTGGTATTACGATTCCAAAGACGCAGTACGTTCGTGGGTAAACCCTTTAGAAAGGATTAGAGAATGTCAATCGTCATAGCTGGTGTGGCTGAGGTTCTTAAAGAAGCCCGAAAGTTGCTGCCGGATGAAGAGCATTGGACGAAAGGGGCTTATTTTCGACGTTTGGACGACGATGAGAAGGCTTTTTGCCTTGTAGGTGCTGTTGAGAGAGCGGCACGCTTCTTGGGGCCTAAAGACACGTTCAGTCCCAGAGAGAGAGCAGACTTCTGTAGGAAGCACCTTCTCACTACAATACGCAAGCGTACCCGCAGGTCATCCCCGTTTGTCTCATCTTACAACGACGCTCCGGGCCGCACCTACAAGCAGATCATTGGTGTCCTTGACGCTGCCATTGCCGCAGCAGAAAAAGAGGAAGCAAATGTTGGTAAGTAATCAGGATGTGTTGAAGGTTCTTAGGTCCGCTAGGCGGCGTATTGCGACCCCTGAAAGGTGGATTAAGGGGGCAATGGAACGCCACGAGGAAGGTAAGGGTGTCCGGTATTGCCTGCTCGGTGCTATCTATAGTGCCGCTTACGCAGGGAAGATTGGTAAAGAGGCTCGCTGCTGCCATGTGTTAGCCAAGGCCACAAGGAATGTAGTAAGAAAGCGGCTACCCTCTTATTATGCCGATGCAACGGAGGCGATTTCTCTTGCCATGTTTAATGACCGCCCCGCAACAACCCATAAGGACGTATACAAGGTCCTTACTCGTGCTATCAAAGAAGTGGAGGCCAAATGTCGAACTTAAGGAACGGCACCCCGCCTATAAAGGTGGCAGGACCATTCGGTATCTACCAGACGGCCTATGGTCGGTCAACGTCGGGTCTCTGGGGTGTCATTGAAGTTGTTACCAGCGATGGGCTGTGGATCGAATACCCGTGTGCTTTGTCCAAAGAACAGGCCATAGCGAGGTGCCATGAACTATACTCTAAGGAGCCGCCATGTTAAGCAACACCGACCTAACCCTCAGAATCCTTAAGAGTGCCCGCAAGTTGATTGAGACTCCTGATAGGTGGATTCAAGGCGTACTGGAAAGGCCCCGTTGGGACGATACCATGTGCTACTGTCTTGAAGGTGCCGTAAATGAGGCCGCCCGAGCATTGAGGGGTAACGTGGGTAATGCGGTAGCAACGGACTCTGCGTACAATAAAGTGCGACGTGCCGTTCTGAAACGTGCAGGCCGCCCTATGGCTCCCTGTTCATATAATGATTCCCCCCTCACAACCCATAAGGACGTTCTGGCGGTCCTTGATGGTGCCATAGAGATCGCCCAGAAGGAAGGGGATAGTGTGGAACCATGAACGATAAACCCATCGTTACTATCGGTAAGACTTCTCAATATGGGCAGTCTCTCTTTGTTGTACGCCGCCCTCTCGACGCTGGGAACTGCCCTTATGTATCTGTGCAGCTACCTACAGAGATCGCAGAGTGGCTAAAGGGGCTGTGCGATACGTCGCTCAATGGGCCGATGCCTCCAGTACCTTTTAAGAAACCAGTCTGTGAGCATGAGTGGATCGCACTCCCTCGCCTCACAGGTCCCCCACTTTATGAGGCATGCCTTAAGTGTAATCTATTAGTAAGAAAGCGAGTAGAAGATGCACCGTTCCCACCTAAGTAGTAAAAGCAAGAAGCCCCCAGTACAAATCTGGAACCGTGTCCCTACCCTCACCCGCCACGGACGCATCTCACTCATGCTGAGGAACCTTGACTACAGGACTAAGGATATGCCTGAGTTGAATGAGTTTGTGCAGGAACTTCGTGGAGAGATTGCAACGTTGTGGTCAGAGGATGGCACAACGAAGTAAGATGTATGTCTGTCCCTTAACCCCTTTTCATTAGGAGTCCTTAGCATGTCCATTCTTGCACGCCCACCGAACCGCAGCCGTGTACACAAGATCAATGTGAAGTATGAGCAGACCCTTAGGATTCTTACGGGTCTTAAGCATCTGCTGCGTATTTATGGTCCTTCGGTCCCTATTTGGAATGATTCGCTTCTCCAGATCATTACTGATATTACAATCAAGGGGAGGCGGAGCAAGAAGAACCGGAACAACGCTTTCGTGTACCTTACGTTGTCTGGGATAGTCCTTCCTTGGCGGTTCAACAAGTGCATCCGTGAGGATGGTATGCACATTGTACATCTGAATGAGGCGGCAGATGCGGCGATCGCACTGTTGAAGGCAGACTGGGCAATGGAACTCAAGGAGGCAGGTGTCCAATGAGTGTACATACATACTCCACAGGTGCCCATAGGACTACTAACAGGGGCTATAGCTGCCTTGAGGTTATGAAGGCGGGGGCCAAAGCGTTTGCGGCGGCAATCACTAAAGCGTTCCCTAAAGACCGCTCGCTTGTCCTTGTTGCCCCTCCAATGTCCGGTGCAGTCCTTGCGGGTGCCACAAGAATCTTCCTAAAGCACACTGACGTAAAGATCATTGATCCCACACGGCCTAATAGATACGGATACATCACAAGTGGCTGTGCTGTTATCTGGATTGATGACTGCTTCAATATGTGTACTCAGATCATAAAGTATCTTGACAAGAAACACTGTGTCCCTGATCTGTGCTGTGTGCTGGCGGCGGATAACTCTAATCCCGATGGGCAGTATGAACTTAATAATGAGGACGCATGGGGAGAAGAGGATTATGTTCTACGCTTTGAGCCCTTCAAGAAGATGGCCGATAAAGGTACCCTTATCTATGTAGCAAATGTACATGAGGATGGTCCTCCTGTACCGTTCTTTGTGTAACCCTTTACTTAGGAACCCCTCAATGTCTCAAGCATCCCTTACCCTCCCCTCACTTGACCCGAGCAGCCTTACCAGCGGACGCTCAAGCCCGCACCTTACGGCAGCAGACTCGCCCAAGATTGACGATCTTGCTAAGGCATTAGCAGCGGCGTTCAATAAGCGGCCCTTGAAAACCACACCAACGCAGGTCCTTGCAGTCCTTACGGCATCCAAGCGGCGGATCAAGAACCCTAAGAACTGGAGGAAGCGGGCTCTTGCTACGCTTGACATCCCCGGAATCGGTTTTTCAAAGCTGCCCAATGAGATTTACGACGACTTCGGTTTGTACTTCTTCGAAGGATCAACGGACGGGTTTCTTATGGTTCCTAAGGAACTCGACAAAGACCTTTGCATGTGTGCTTATGGTGCTGTAGCCCGAACAGTGTGTGTCGATCGGCGGTCCCTTGCGGCTGGTGAAGCGGCTGTCCTTGTTGCGGGCTTATCTTCACTCTTCACAAAGCGGCAGCCTTTTAATCAAGGGGACACTGTTCTACTCGATTATCTTGAGGCCCCTTCCTTTGATCTTAAACAACTGCTCTACCGTGTTGTGTACCACATGAACGACTACGAAGGTACCTCACACAACGATGTGTTGTACATCTACAACCTTGCTATTGCCGCCGTTAAGAAGTACATCAAGAACCTTAAGGAGACCAGCAATGCCGCACCGTCCGCTCTGTGATATCGCTAGGGAAATCCAGAAAGACTGGTCGAAGGACGGAACCAAGCCTATCTACTTCGGGGCTGTCCCTTATCTGCAAGCCATGCGTACCATGTCGCACGTTGCGGAGAACTACGGGGCTGATGAGGGTAGGTCCATTGTTATCTACTTCCTTGCGAACGCTAATACATGGAAGGGCGAGACCGCACGGAGGATCAAGAAGGAACTTAAGGAGATGGTAAAGTGAAGCCAAAGAAACTTAGGTTCCTGAAAGCAACCGACGCTGGGTATGCTGTCCCTGCTAGGTGGGTTGCTGTAAATATGCCCGATGAGTTTAGTGCTACCATCAGGAGAAACGGCCTCTACTATGATGTAGTCATTGAACAGAAGGGCAGGAGCAAGGTTACTTGGGTAGGCGGCCGCACCCAAAAAGGTGCGAGAGATTATGCACAGAGGATGTGGGATGACTACGTTCAGAGACAGTTGAAGGTCTTACTTGGGAGAACAAAGTGAGTAACATATTCGTACCGTGGCCCAAGACCCAGCGGTGGTTCGAGAAGAACACCTGCACCATCACTGAAAAGCTTGATGGTACCAACGCCTGCGTTGCTATCGACGAGGCAGGTAACATCTGGGCACAGTCAAGAAACCGCATCATCACCCCCGAGGATGACAACCACGGATTCGCAAAGTGGGTGCAGGATAACAAAGAGGACCTGCTTAGGATGGGACACGGGCATCACTTCGGAGAGTGGGTCGGACCCGGCATTCAGCGTGGGTATTCTGATAAAGTCAAGCGGTTCTTCCTGTTCAACTCTAAGCGTTGGCTTGATGAAGCGTCCCGTACCCCTACTTGTTGTAGTGTAGTGCCTGTGCTAGCGACCCTTGATGGTACCTTAGGGGAGATTGAAGAGGCCGTTCAATATGCCCTGCGTAAGCTTGAGAACGAAGGCAGCGTAGCCTTCCCCAACTTCATGCGTCCTGAGGGTGTCTGTGTCTACCACCACAGGTTACGGCAGGTGTTCAAGGCTTATTGCAATGGAGAAGGGTGATGAATAAAAAGATTGTATTGACTGTTGTGTTCTGTCTTGCATGGGTGCTTGCGGTCTTCTACTCCCCTTTGTGGTGGAACTGGGCGTTCGAGCCTATTGAGAGGTACTATGTGTCTCGTGGGGATAAGGTACCGGAGGTTGTGTATCTCCCCACAGTGTACGCCGTTATGATTATGCTGGTCGTTTGGGGTGTTGCGTGTTTCCGTGCGGTTTATGAGGTGTTTGAAAAGAGGAGCGAGTGATGGACCTATCGAGTTTTCAAGCGGGGAGTCTGTTCGTGGTGCTTTGCTTTATCTTAGCAATGATGTACATAGATAGTAACGACAAAGGGAGCAAGTGATGGCAAAGGAACTCACGAACGAAGAACTGGCGTTGTGGTGTGAGGACATGGGCAAGGTGTTTGTCGAGGTTGCCGCAAGGTCAAAGAACCCCGACAGTACCCAGATGGGCGAGCCTGTACGCAACGCCTTCACAATCGTTGCCGAACGCCTCCGCAAACCCCCCGATTCCTCCCGTGTCCTAGGATCGGCTGAGGTTACTGCCGACGGGTTTACTGTGATGCCTGGAGCGGTCTTGTTCACTCGTGCCCTGCGGGCCGACAGCCCTCCGAGAAGCATCGCTCAGATTGTAGTGGTTTCCGTTGGGAACGGGTACGTTTGTGCGGCTGGTGAGTATCCCGCAGACCCCGACCTTCCATACTTACGGCCCAACGACCTTCCATATCTACTAAGCAACTGCTACGCCACCCGCGAAGCCGCCGTCAACGCCGCTGGCGACTTGGAGGTGAAGTAATGGCAAGTGAACTAACGAACGAAGAACTGGCGTTGTGGTGTGAGGACATGGGCAAGGTGTTTGTCGAGCTTGCCGCGAAGCACCCCGGCGACAAACGCGGTGAGCTTGTACGCAGCGCCTTCACAATCGTTGCCGAACGCCTCCGCAATCTCCCCGATTCCTGCCGCGTCCGCGAGACGGCGAAGGAGTTGCCAGAAGGGGATTATGGTGTCCGCGTCCTTGTGCTTGATCGACGCTGCCAGCAGTGGCGAGAGGCCGACGTGGGCTGCCTCCGAGACATGGAGGGCAGGCTTCCCGGCAAGGACTACTATACCCACTGGATGCCCCGGCCCCCGACCTACATCGTGGGGCCAGATTCAAGGAGACGGATATGAAAGTTTCATCCTATTGGAAAACGCTGACTTCTGGTCTGGTCGGTACGGCGAAGCTCAAAATAACCATGCCTGCAACCGGTGAGAAAGTAAGGCTCTCAACGGAGCAGTCCATTCATCGGCTGACGCAAATACAGCAGGAGATCGCCGAACACGAAAGGGAGTATGACATGCACAGCGGCCTAGCAACCTACCACTACGGCGAGATGAACAGACTAGGGCGAGAGCGGATTGATATTGTAAAAAGCCTTGGTATTCGCATTCCGAGGTACGACCCCAAAGATCACGGCTATTGACCGCCCCCACTCCTCGGCTCACCTCAAAGCGATTACTAGAGAACTTTATGAGTAAGAGAATCGAACTACTAAGCAGCAACTTTAAGCTCGCTAAGACCCCCCTAGGTACCTCTAAGAAGTACCTAATCGCGGGCTTGGCCTTGGCCCCCGCATCCAACAGCGGCTACAACGTATGCCCTTGGTCAACTCCTAAGTGCCGCCAAGCGTGTGTCTTGTGGTTCGCTGGCCGTACCGTGATGGCTCCGGTGCGTGAGGCGGCACTCCGCCGTACCCGTATGTTCTTTGAGGAACGCGAAGCATTCCTAACGCAGCTTAAGCATGAGATCAGGCTGCTTGTTAAGCGTGCTGCAAAGGCCGATGCCCAGCCTGTAGTGCGGTTGAATGTCGGCAGTGATATTAGTTGGGAATCTGTGTGCCCTGAGGTGTTCTCTGAGAATCCCGATGTGGTCTTTTATGATTACACAAAGGGTTATAAGCGGGCCTTGGCGAGCCTTATAAACTCTGAGTGGCCGAGTAGGTATTATCTCACCTACTCTATGTCGGAAGCAGAAGGCAGCGATACATATGCGTGGTACATTCTCCAAGCAGGCGGGCGAGTAGCTGCCGTTGTTGCCCCTGACTTTGAGCGTAAGCGTTACCGCTACTCTCCCATGCGTGGCTGGAAAGACCCACTCCCTACTCGGCTTCTATTCTCAATAGAGAAGAACCAATACGAACATAAAGAATGGAGAGCCGTTGACGCTGACGAGCATGACCTTCGACTCCCAGAGATGGGCGAGAGCGGTGTGCTGTGCCTCCTTCGGCTCAAGGCTACCGGCAATAGCCAAGAAACGAAAGCCATTACTTCCTCTGGCTTCACTAGGCAGATTAACCCAGCAGGTACCCGCCTGCTAACCAATGCTGAGTCCCAACTCTTTACACCCCTTACTTTGAAAGGTTCCAATGTTTGAGCAGATTAACATGAGCGATCTATCCCCGTCCGCACGCCGTGAGGTTGATGAAGCGGAGGCTGCTGATACCTTCGGTGAAGTCGATGAACGACTGGACCGCGAAGCGACCAGCAGGTATCCTAAAGATTCTGACCGTGGTTATTAAGTTGTCTCTTTTCTCTTTCCTCTTTTAGAAAGGTTCTTATGTCGAAGTCTTATACGTCAACAGTTGTATACCCCGATGGTCATACTATTACTCAGACCTACCCGGATATTGGTAAGATCGGGGCTTGGAGGAATGAACTTCTTGGAAGTTATTCTATTACTTTCCGGGTTGAGGATTTTGAAAGTTTTGAATATGATGGGGCAGATGCGACAGTATCTTTTAAGGAGGCGACCTTTGTGTATCGAACACCTAAGCAAATGCCTTATGGGTCTGCCCTCCAAAAAATCTATGTTTCACAGAACGGCGGAGGTAAATGGGATGCCAACGCTGTTAAAGAAGGGGGGAGCATTGTTGGTATATCCGCAAGTACAGGCCGATTGAAGCCGTCAAGCCCCTCAGGTAAGCAGTTCTCCGATCCCGCTGCTGCTTTCTACGCCATTCAAACCGCCATCAAGGACACCATTGAGTACGGCAACGCAGCCCTTGCGAAGTCTGCGGCGGCCCGTGCGGACGCTAAGTTGCGTGAGGGTATTGCTGAGCAGCGTGAGGCGGCAGCACAAGAGCGGGACTGGTACCAACTTAAGGCACCTGAAGTAAAGCCATACATTGTTCCCCGTGGGCGGGACATTCAAGTACAGAACGTAGTCATTACGTGGTCTGCTCTTGAGAACTGGGCTAACTTTATTGCTAGGAACTCTAAGTAAAACCATGTCTGAACAAGAACCCGAATCGACCACTATCCGCTACACAGTCAACGTCAAGCGGGGCCTTAAGGTCCTTACCGAAAAACTTGAGGGCTTTGAATGGGAGGCTATGTCTTCTAAAGATATGGCAAATCTGTCTAAAGCCCTCGATTGGATTGCCCAAGAAACCAAAGGAGTCTCTTAATGACAACAGCAGCGGGAATCTTCCCCGGTCCCGGTACCCAACAGACCCGCTTCTTTGATGGGATGGTCTTCAGTGGGTACACAAAGCCTTTGTTCGAGTCTAACTGTGGCCTAGGTATCAGCGACAGTACATCCTTCCGTGGCGGTTCGTCGCTAGTAGAGAAGTCCACGATCCCCGGCGATGGGTGTGTCAACACAGACCCCGCCTTGGGTCCCGATGGGTTTACTGACACGGCCTGCCACGGCAAGTGGAACTACTTTAATGCTAAGGCATGGGCCTCGGCTGACGTAGTAACAGGTAAGAAGGCAGACCTTATCGCCCCTGATGTATCCTTTGTGATCGCTGAGGGTAAGAAGTATGCCGTTGATATCAAGTACGATAGCAGCCAAGACATTATTAACTACTGTGCCGGGCTGAATACCTTGTTGTCATGGCTACGAGAGGGGAACCCAGCGGCTATCATGGCCCCTTACGGTACCTTCATCCCCGATTGGAACGTCTACAACCAGTCCAGTGCAAGGGCCTTGCTCGCAGTGCAGGCTGACAATCAGCGTCGCAACGCAGCCTACCGCCAGTGGTTGAAGGAGTACACTCCTAACCTCGACGCTGTTACCTTTGACTTGTATATGCACGACGATGCTAGCCGGGTAGATGATCTCTACTTCCGTAGGCATCTTGCAACAACTGTTAAGTACAACATTGATGAGGCCCGTAAGCTCGGCCTGCCTCTGTGTGTATTCATATCAGTGCAATACTTTGAAGAGGGGGACGTTGTAGATGGCACTCAGTTTCAACGCCCCGAGGACCTCATGGCTCAGATTGATCTGCTCCGGGTTATGGGTGTAGAATATATCTATCTCCGTGGGGGCCTTACTAAGAACTCGGGCAGCCCTTCCGCTATCCCGATCACAACTTGGACAGGCTCCTCTAACTTCAAGGCCCTCGTACCGGATAGCCCCGAGATTACCCGAACGATCCTTGGTGGTATCCGCACTGGTGCCCTGCCCTGAGTAGGGTAATCTACCTAGTACCTTAGGTTGCATGAGTAGAATACGGACCATATAGGGATATAGAAGGGACCCTTAGGGAACTCTAAGGGTCCTTAAAGGAATCCTAAAGTAATCTTTAGGGAGTCTTTAAGGACTCTTAAGGAACCTTAAAGATAACCCTTCTACTAACCTTATTAAATACCTACTAAAGGATATATGTATGAATGATATAGAAGTCCTTAAGGAACCTAAGGGGTACGCCGAGCAGTTGCTAATCGAGGAGCAGAGCAAAGCGACAGGTATTAAGAACTACCTTAAGGACGTAGAGTATCAGATTAAATCTAAGGGCTTGTCTAAAACTGATGGGGGTCGTCTGGTTGTCAAGCAGGTTATCCTTCCGGTAACTAAGGCACTTGAGGAATGGGTGTCTAACGCGGAGCGTGCAGCAGGGCGTAGAGCCACTGCCCTACCGCTCCTTAAGAACCTTGACCTCAGGGTGGTGGCATGGTTCGGGGTGTCTATTGCCCTTGACTACGTTATCAGTAACCGCAGCATCCAATCGTGTGCCATTGCGATTGGCCGTAGGATGAACGATGAGATCAGGTTCATTGCCTATGAGCAGCAGAAGCCTGAGAGCTTCGGCCTAGCCAATAAGATTCTCGATAGGAGTTCTAACAAGGGCGACACCCGCACCCGTTCGATGCTCCTGCTCAGGTCCCTTAAAGTCAACAACGTGATTACTCCCAAGTGGTCTATGGCAGAGAGGCTGCACGTTGGCCTTGTTGTCTTGGGTGTCCTCATTGACAACACCGGGCTGTTCGAGACCATCAAGAGCAAGGGTGGTAAGCGTAACCCTATCACGCTAAAGGCTACCGACAGACTTCTTAAGTACCTTGACCAGATCAAGGACCGCAATGCCCTGCTGTCCCCTGTCCATCTCCCGATGGTATGCCGCCCGAAGCCGTGGACCACACCGTATGACGGCGGGTACTATACGCAGCCGATGCGTCTGGTTAAAAGCTACAACCCCTATTACTTCCAAGAGTTGCAGAGCCGCGAGATGCCTACGGTCTACGCCTCCGCTAACGCTCATCAAGACACTGCCTTCAAGATTGATACGTGGGTCCTTGAGCATCTTGAGAAGGCCGTAGAGATCGGGCTGCCCATCAAGGACCTCCCGCCCAAGCACGACCTGCCCCGCCCACAGGCACCTATCGAAACCGAAGGGCCGAAGTACCGTTCCTACAAGATGGCGTGTGGCCGTGTGTACCACACCAATAAACGCAATCAGTCCAAGCGTGCCTTGATACGGCGGCTTCTGAGTATTGCGAGAGACTACAAAGACCGAGATGAGATATACTTCCCCGTGCAGTTTGACTTCCGGGGCAGGGTGTACTACAAACCCGCAACGCTCAACCCACAGAGTACCGACGCAGCCAAAGGGCTGCTAACGTTTGCTGTAGGGAAACCTTTGGGAGAGTCGGGGGTCCGTTGGCTTGCCATCCACATCGCCAACACCTTTGGCAACGACAAGGTATCCCTCAATGACCGGGCACAGTGGACCTATGTAAACGAAAAGGATATCCTGCTGTACGGTTCCGATCCTTTGACCCACACGGGATGGACCAAAGCCAGCAAGCCCGTGCAGTTCCTTGCCGCCTGTCGGCATTGGGTTATGTACCGCAAGCGTGGTAGCGGCTACGAGTGTAGCCTCCCCATCCGGGTAGATGGTACCTGCTCTGGCATCCAGCACTACGCCGCAATGTCCCTTGATGCCGTTGCAGGATCACAGGTCAACCTTACGTGCAACGATCTGCCTTCGGATATCTACCGTGAGGTTGCCAACCTTGTACTCAAGATGCTTGAGAAGGACCTGTCTTCAACCGAAGCAGTCATTAAGAAAACAAAGTTTGGCAACGTAACCTACGCCATCGCAACGATTGCCCGTGCTTGGATTAACTTCGGTATCACACGCACCGAGACTAAGCGGCAGGTCATGGTACTTCCTTATGGCGGTACCTTAACATCCTGCATCGAGTACACTCAGGCCGCTGTGATGGAGAGGGCTGCCGCCACGGGCGTAGAGATACCCGGTGGTGTCCACGCACTAGTGTTCTCTTCCTACCTAGCCACTACGATATGGGAAGCGATGAAGCGGGTGGTCAAGGGGCCAACCGAAACTATGCGGTGGATTCGTACCATCGCCAGCCTTCAAGCCAAGCAGGGCATCCCTATGTCATGGGAGACACCCAGTGGGTTCCCCGTGGTGCAGCAGTATCCTAATGTATCCCGCCGTCGTCTTAAGTCTAAGTTGGGCGAGTCCGTTATCTTCCTCACAGTCAGGGAGGACAAGGATGGTATCGACCTGCGGCGGTCTGCTACCGCCTCTCCGCCTAACATCGTACACAGTTGCGATGGAGCCGCTCTTGCCCTCACCGTTGAGGCCCTAGTCAAGATGGGCGTTACCTCTGTGGTATCCAACCACGACGACTACGGTACCCACGCTTGCGACATGGACACCATGAGTGCCACACTCAGGAGCGTGTTCGTCCGTATGTACAAGGACCACGACATGCTCGACCAGTTGTACCACCGGGCGTTGGCTATCGACCCAACGACACCCCCTCCACCCCTTAAGGGTTCTCTCTGTCTCGACGACGTTCTCCACTCAGAATACTTCTTCGCCTGATTGGTTGCAGGAAGAGAAAGACACCATGCCCAACTTCACCGTAACGAACCCTCTCGCTTCCCCTGTCTACGTGCATGGCATCCTTGAAGGGTTTGCCGGTAGGTCCTCGGTCCTCAAGGATCAAGAGACCATCACCTTCACAGACAACACGCAGGTTGAAGGCTACGTCATCAAGGACTATGGCGACAGGTTTACGGCCATGATCCGGGGGGTACGACGATCATGGCGGATCGTATTGATTTATGCAAAGAATGTTAAGTCCCGCAAAGAACTATACAAGGAGATAAATGGCAACAGTTGAAGACCTAGAGTTTCGTATCGTGCATCTTGAACAAAGGCTTGAAGCAGTATTGAGTGAGACCCGTGCCGGTGTATCCGAACGCAACAATGAGACCAGCTCCCTTGCGGCCTCTGTGTCATCCATTGGTTCTGTTCTGGATACCGTGCAGAGTCGCTTAGGGAACATTGAGTCCACTATGGGAAGCGGCGGCGGCTTAGCCGGTGCCCTTGTGCAGGTCGCAACCGACCCTCCCACAACTGTCCCCACTGTAGACGGTGTTCCAATCTATACAACCGGACAGATTATCCTAGGGCCGCCTAAGAGCGGAGGTACCGTGCGTACCTTATGGGTATTTGATGGAGACTCTACGGCTCCGCAATGGTGGGGATGGGATTTCTCCAACTCCACAGGTGCAATCAGTTAACAACAGATAAGGAAAGAACAATGACAAGAGTGATGAATCGACCGAACAGTGTTAACCGTGTTACAGAGTGGACTGATGCAGATAAGAGGACCGCTCGGCTAGTTGAGTTTGTGATGAATGACCATGTGCCACGAACAGATGCCGAGATTCACCAAGTAGTGAAGGAGTACTGGAGCCTCCCGCTATGGCGAGAGCAGAGTGGCTTCTTTGGTTCGAGGATTCCTTCCGCCGACCGTCTTCGCCACGGTCGTAAGTATCTTATGGATCACGGCAAGCTTTCTGTTGGTGGGCTACGGCCAACAGGGAACGGTGGCAAGGGCCGGGTCTATCGGAGGGTAGAGGAAGCCTACCAGATTGAGACCCGCAATGCCTGAACGCGACCTGACCCACGATATGTCCATCGGCGATGTCCGCTTGCTTGGCAAGGCAGCGGCCACGATGACAGAGGCCCTTGATAGAGTGCCAAAGGAACTGAGGGCACCCGCTATTGTCTTCCTGTTCCTTTCACTTACCCGCACGTACAAGTTTTCTATCCCAGAAATACTCACGGTAGCCAACAACTACCTTGAGAGAAACCTACAAGGTATGGAGGCATCCTCTCAGTTAGAGGGTGCTACTCGATACCTGATGAATGAGATTTAACTATGGCTAAGTTCCCGATTGTTACGACTCCCGTTTCCGCCCTTGTGTTCGGCTCGCTCACCGTCCCCTCTACGAAGTTTAAGAAGGCCGGGCAGGACGGGCAGTACGAGGCCACCGTGGTCCTTGATACTACCGAGCAGTCCACGCAGGACTTCATTGCGGCTGTTGAGAAGGCCGCTATTGCGGGCCGTGAGGCCGAGGCCGCTAAGGGTAAGAACCCCGCAGAGCGTGCCAAGATTCTTGCGTACAGCCTCAGCCCCTCCTTCCAGCCGATGAATGACCGCGATACCGGGGAGCCGATCCCTAATACCGTTCGAGTCAACGCGAAGCGTGGCTCCAGTGGGATCAGCGTTAAGACGGGCAAGAGGTGGACCGCCGACATCTCGCTGTATGATGCGGCTATGAAGCCCATCCCCAAGTCTATTGATATTGGCTGGGGTTCCAAGGTCCGTCTTGCTATCGAGCTTGCACCCTTCTCCATGCCCGCTACAAAGCTGGCCGGTGTGAGCATGAAGCTGATCGGTGTGCAGGTTCTTGAGCTTGTGAACCGTGGTGGTAAGAGTGCCGAGTCGCTGGGCTTTGAGGCTACCGAGGGCTATGTGGCTGCTGCTGAGGCAATCGCTGCTAAGGTCCCCTCGACTGAGGGTGATGACTTCCTTGAGAGCGGTACTGGTGGCGAGGACACTGGTGAAGACTTCAACTAAGCCCGACCTTGTTCTTCGTATCCCCATTGAACCCTGCTCCGCTAGCCGAGCACGGGTAGCACGGGGAGGATGGGCTTACTACCCCGCTAAGTATAAGAACTTCCTTAAGGCTGCCCGTGAAGCCTTTAAGAAAGTTGCCGTAGAACCCCTCGTAGGTGGTCTCCGCGTTATTATACTCGTATCGTCGTTACGTCCTCGCACGACCAAACTTGATTTTCCAAAGCCTGACATTGACAACTTTGTAAAGGCTGTATTGGATTCCGGCAATGAGATTGTATGGGCTGACGACAGCCAGATACACACCCTCACTGCGTTGAAGGTATGGGACCCTAGTGATCCCTCCGTTCGCGTTGCCGTGTACAAAGAAAGGTACCCAGATGCAGCAAGCCTGCCTGATGGTCCTTGGGTCGATGACAAAACCGGACGTTCGAGTAACGGCGGCTGATATCCTCAAGGGCGCACTAAAGCATGGATTCCTTCACGCTCCTTACCACTTCTTCATGGACCGCAGCGGGCTTATTGTCTCTCTTCGGCCTCGCTCTATTCCTTGTCCTACTAAGGTGGCCCCGTACCCCCAAGGGTCCGTCGTCCTCCTCATTGAAGGGGGCCTCGACTCTGAAGGCCAACCGAGTAAAGAGACCTTCAGCAAAGACTCGCACACTGCCCTGCTTAAACTAGCAGAGACAGAGGGCCTACCTATTGAGTGGCATGATATCTTAAAGTGATACCCGATAGATGGTATCTGTCGGACTTCTTTAGCCGGGGCGAAAGCTTCGGCAAAGACTTTATGAAACAAACAGAGAGTCAGTTGTTGAGGCACACTAGGTGTCCCAAGTGTAACTCATCGGACGGCAACGCACTGTACGATGATGGACACACCTACTGCTTCGTTTGTACAGCATACGTATCTGGGGACGGTGTTGAAAAGAAAGGAGTGTTAGTGCAGCAGAAAGATTTAGTTGAGACGGAGATTCGGGATATCGTTGGCCGACGCTTGACAAAGGAAACGTGCAAGCACTTCAACTACGGCTTTGCCACGGTTGATGGGCAAGAGGTCCACGTTGCCAACTACACAAACTCCGAGGGCGTGGTGGTGGGGCAGAAACTCCGTTATCGCAACAAGGACTTTGTGTGGCGTGGCAGCCCCAAAGAGGCCCGACTGTTTGGCGAGCATTGCTGGCGAGACAAGGGCAAGATGGTGGTTGTTACTGAGGGTGAGATTGATGCCATGTCTCTGTCGCAGGTGCAGGGTAACAAGTGGCCCGTTGTGTCCGTGCGTAACGGTGCTGCCGGGGCCTGCAAGGATATCAAGCAATCCCTTGACTTCCTTGAAGGGTTTGAGTCAGTTATCTTTATGTTTGATAACGACGCTGTAGGACAGAAGGCGGCTACCGAGTGTGCCAGCCTGCTTACGCCCGGTAAGGCAAAGATTGCTAAGCTCCCCCTTAAGGACGCTAGCGACATGCTAAAGGCCGGAAGGACAGAGGAGCTTATTAATGCAATATGGTCTGCAAAGGTTTCCCGGCCTGATGGTGTTATCAACGGCAATGAGCTTTGGGAACCGATCATGGCAGAGGACAAAGAGGACTCTATCCCTTATCCTTGGGAAGGTCTTAATAGCGTTCTCCGTGGCATTCGGAAGTCGGAGGTTGTCGTACTCTGTGCAGGATCGGGCATCGGCAAGTCAGCCGTGGTCCGAGAGATTGCATACGATGCCCACCGACGCGGCGAGACCATTGGGTACATTGCACTGGAAGAGGCTGTAAAGCGGACGGGCCTCATGTTCATGGGGCTTGATCTCAACAAGCGTGTTTATCTTGATCGGTCCCTAGCGACCGTAGAGGAGCTTAAGGGTGCATACGATCGAACTGTTGGTTCCGGTCGTTTCTACTTGTACGACCACTTTGGATCACTTGACATTGATAATCTCTTGGCCCGCATCCGTTACCTTGCACGAGGATGTGGTTGCACAACGATTGTGCTGGATCACATCAGCATCGTCGTATCGGGTACTGAGGACGGGGATGAGCGACGCTTACTAGATAACCTTATGACCGGCCTGCGTACCCTTGTGCAAGAGCTTAACATCCGTGTGCTGGCTATCAGCCACCTTAAGCGGCCACAGGGCAAGGGCCACGAAGAGGGTGCCCGCACGGAGCTATCACAACTGCGAGGCTCCGCCGCTATTGCCCAGTTGTCCGACGCTGCTATTGGGTTGGAGAGGGACCAGCAAGGGGAGCATAAGGACTATACGTGCTTGCGTGTCCTTAAGAACCGCTACACCGGCGAGACTGGTGAGGCGTGCTGGCTGAAGTATGATAAGGACACGGGAAGGCTGCTAGAGGTACCCGCCCCGGTTGATGAGGATGAAGCGGCTTCATCACCACAGGAGACCCTATGCTAGAGACAATAAAGTGGGACCTCAGTGCTGCTTGGTCTGTCATGGTTAATGGGACAATCTATTATACAGTAAAGATTGAGAGGCTATGAGATACCGAATCGACACTGAAACCAACGCACTAGAACTTTGTGATATTACCAAGGTGCATGTAATGTGCGTGAAGGCCGAGGACGGTACTAAGGAACGCCTTATCGGGCACTGCAACATCCTTGCGTGGCTCAATAAACTACAACCTACCGACGTTCTTGTGGCCCACAACAATATCAACTTCGACTATCAGGTGCTACGCAAACTCTTCGGCATCTCGCTGCACTGGCAGCAGGTCCGTGATACGCTGGTGTTGGCCCGCATCGCGTGGTCAGCCGACGTTATTAAAGAGATCGACTGTGCAAAGGTCCGTAAGAACCCCGACAGTTTCCCCGCCGAGCTTATTGGTTCGTACTCCCTAAAAGCCTTTGGGTACCGTTTAGGGATTCCTAAAGCGTCCTACACGGGCACTTGGGATTCCTATTCGGACGAGATGGGGGACTATTGTGAGCAAGACGTAGAGGTGCTAGAGGCCCTTGATAACCTGCTCGACAAGAAACAACTCGACCCACGGTGTATCGAACTGGAGACCCGCTTTGCCCTGCTGATCCGTCAGCAAGAGATCAACGGCTTTCGGTTCAACGAGCAGAAAGCCCACGCACTACAAGCTAAGCTCGCATCGCGTCGTCAGGTCCTTAGTGAGGAGTTGGGTTCCCTAGTTCCTCCTAGAGTTGAACAGATGAAGGCCCCCGCTTATTGGGAATCCCCTAGCGGTCTACGCTTTACTACAAAGAAAGAGGCATATGCCGCAGGACAGAGAACCCTTACCCGTGGACCCAACCGCACTCGAAGCGTACCTTTCAACCCTGCCTCCCGGCAACAGGTGGCTACTTTCCTACTTTCTACAGGATGGAAGCCTTCCAAGTTTACAGACACCGGCGATGCTGCTGTTGATGAATCAGTGCTTACCTCCATCGCCCACCCTGCCGGTCCAAAGCTCGCCAAGTTCTTTGCCTACAACAAACTCTTAGGGTATCTTGCCGAGGGTAAGAATGCGTGGTTGAAGCTGGTAACAAAGGGCCGCATCCACGGTCGCATGAATACTTGCGGGGCCGTAACAGGCCGCTGCACACACAGCCAGCCTAACATGGGGCAGATTCCATCCGTTGCCAAGAGCAAGGACGGGCTGCTCTATGGGGACGAGGGCGGGTGGACAACAGAATGCCGAGAGCTGTTTGAGGCCGACGAAGGCTGGGTGCTTGTCGGTGCTGATGCCAGCGGCCTTGAGCTGCGTTGCTTGGGGCACTATCTGGCCCGGTGGGACGGTGGAGCTTACGCTACCACGGTCTGCACCGGCGACATCCACACCACCAATCAGATCGCCTTTGGCCTCCCCGAAGGGAAGGTCTACCGAGACCCCGCAAAGAACGGCATCTACTGTGTCGTCTACGGCGGGGGCGATTGGAAGTTCGGTATCACACTCTTCCCTCCTCACCTCTTTGGAAAGAAGTCCGATGATGAATACGTTAGACTCGGTAGGAAAGCTAAAGCAAAGTTTAAGAAAGCTATTCCAGCCTACGGTAAACTTGTTGACGCTGTGCAAGCAACGCTTGGAAAGAACGGATACCTCCCCGGTGTGGATGGCCGCAAGTTGCATTGCCGTAAGTCTTATGCTGCTCTCAATACCCTATTGCAGAGTGCAGGAGCCCTCATCGTTAAATGGGCAACCGTCCGAATGGTGGAAGTATTGGAACGCGAAGGCAAGGTCCACGGAAGAGATTTCAAACTAGTGGCCCATATCCACGACGAGGTACAGGTAACTGCACCTAAAGAGATCGCAGAACATATCGGTCAGACCTTTATCAAGGCCTTGGCAGAAGCCGAGGTTTACTTTGGATTTAGGTGCCCACTGACCGGCACTTGTGTTGTTGGCAATAACTGGGCGGAGACACATTGATGCCAGAAGAAACAAGCTCCCAGAAGGGAGCCGCTGCTGAGCTTCGAGCCGCTGCTAGGTTGGTGAGTCTCGGGTGTCAGGTGTTCCTACCAACGGAACACAGCCACACCACAGACTTCGTATACAAACTTGACGGGGCTTATATGTCCGTTCAAGTCAAGAGCGGGCCTGAAAGCCCTGTGCCTGAACCAAACTTTAGGATGCGTGTAAGGTACGCTAGGGATGCCTTTGACGTTCTTATAGTATCCTCAAAGGACCGCGTGTGGTCTATACCGTGGGCAGAGGTACACGGCAAACCTCAGTTCCGACTTAAGAAAGAGTGGTTACTGTGAATAGAGATAAACCTGAAAGCGTAGACGGCTGGATTCAACCAAACGAGTATTCTTTCTGCGGTCGCTGTGGGCACCCTGATTCGTGCGTATATGGGGATCAGACGATTTACTGCCAAGGATTTGGAGAATGCCAAAGTTCCGAAGGACATACTAGATTCTTGCATCGGCAAAAGGTGGGTATGTATCGAAAGTCGATTGGAATGCCTCGACTCTTTTGGATGAAAGGTATAAATGAATAAACGCATTGCTTTGATTGACGGTGATGTTTACACATACCGTGCAGCAGCGGCGTGTCAGACAGTAATCGAATGGGAGCCGGGTCAGTTTACTGGATCGGCAGATATTGCAAAAGCCAAGGACCACTTTAAGACTGCCATTAAACGCACTGTGGAGCATCTTAAAGCTGACCCATCTGCTACCATCATCGCCATGTCCCCCAAGGAAGGGCGATACTGGCGGCACGATATCTACCCGGCCTATAAGTCCAACCGACTGCAAGCCTCTCCCGTCGTCCTTACGGCCCTTCGGGATTGGGTGCGGGGCCTTAAGTACAGCCTAACGATTGACACACTAGAGGGGGATGATGTTCTCGGGATTGAGGCCAGCAGGCCGAACCCCGAGGGACACACCCGGATCGTGTGTAGCCCCGATAAAGACATGGCACAGTTGCCGTGCGACCTCTACAACCCCGTTACACAGACGTACCTCCCACACCTTGAAGGATGCCGTGGGTGGCTCTTCCACATGATCCAGACCCTTACGGGGGACCGGGTTGATGGCTACCCCGGATGCCCCGGTATGGGTCCCCAGCGTGCCGCTAAGTTGCTGCTGGATGCTAAGACTCCCGCAGAGGCGTGGGAGCGTGTCCTCAAGGCGTATGAGAAGGCCGGGCAGACCGCCGAGGTCGCCCTTGTGCAGGCCCGCATTGCTAAGATTCTTCTTCACAACGATTGGGACGGTAAGACTGTCCGACTTTGGAGCATTGATAATGAGTCAGTTTGATAGCGTAAAAGATTCCGGTGCCCGTGAAGAGTTTGCCACAGGGTCCCGAAGGGACACAAGGGATGGAAAAGGTCGTTATGAGCTTGTCTCTCCTATTGTGATGCAGCGGGATGCTGTGCACCTTGAGAACGGTGCCAACAAGTACGGGGACCGGAACTGGGAAAAAGGCCAGCCCCTCTCTCGGTACATTGACTCGGCCCTTCGGCATACCTACAAGCTTCTTCAAGGATTTGTAGACGAAGACCACGCTTCGGCTGCCCGTTGGAACCTTGCCGCATTTATCCACACGCAAGAGATGATCCGCCGTGGAAAGCTCCCAAAGGAGCTGGATGATATGCCTAACTTTGGTGAGGGGCCGCAAGAGCCTGAGCCAACGGTTAAGGTTGGAGGTGTTCTTACAAAACTGGTCCAACGTCCCGGTCCTGATTTTCTCCTTGTCCCCAAGGACAGCACACAGTTAAAGAGAGGAGCCAATCTTCCCCCTCCTGTGTATAATGAATACAATGCCGCCCGTGTTTCCGCCCCAAGGACCCTCCCATGAATAGACCAAACATGAAACCCGGTAAAGCATATATCCTTGGCCCAATGACGGGGTACCCTGACGACAACAGAGCGGCCTTTAGGAAAGCCCGTAAAGAACTGCAAGAACTCGGTTGGACCGTTGTGTGTCCTGAGGAGCTTGACACCACCCAGCCCCTCACCAATCCAACGTGGTCCGATTATATGCGGCGTGATATTCCGCTGCTCATGGGCGTTCAGGTTGGCTTCGCCCTTCCGGGCTGGAAGAAGTCTCGGGGAGCTACCCTTGAGGCTACGATCCTTAATGCCCTTGGGGTTCCTGTGGCAGACTTTGCAACCGGCCTGATGTATGAACCCGGAACCCTTCCGGCTCCTAAGCATCCCACAGAGGTTCCTGTTGCAATCCATCAATAACGTGCAACCCTAACAAGAAAGGTAGTCTGTATAGTATATGCTCCCAGAGTACCCTCATCTAACCACTCAGTTTCTCGAAGCCTTGCGTGCAAGGTACCCTCGAAAACCAGTCTCTCCGACCGACACGCTTGAATCTATTATGTTTGAGGCGGGCAAGCAATCCTTGCTCGACCACCTTACAGCGGCTAAAGCGGCCCAAGATCGGAGCCAGAGTGTCCAAAAGGAACAATAAATGTGTATGCCGAGTGCTAGACTTCCACCCACTCCTCCCGCCCCTCCACCTCCCCCAACGCCTCTTGAGTTGAACGATCAGATCGCTCCGCTCACTGGAGGGAAGCGTAAAGATGCCCCAAAGGGCACCGCCCCCATCATCCCTAAAGGGACCAACAGTGGCCTTAATCTTCAAGACTTAATGCCGCAACGTATTGGAGGGCTGACACTTTGAGCATGGATAACGAATCCGGGGACCCGACCGCAGAATATGTCTCGATTGTGTCCCGCTACGATACCCTTTCCGCTGACCGTGAGATGATCCTAGATCGTGCTAGGACAGCCGCAAGGTACACCCTTCCGTATATGTTTCCCCCTACGGGGATCAACCAGACAAGCCGCCTTCCTGTGCCGTGGCAGTCGGTGTGTGCTAAAGCAGTAACACACCTGACAGCCCGTATCGTCCTTGTCCTTACGTCCCCCGGCACGCCCTACTTTAAACTTGCACTCACCCCGTCGTATCTTAAGGATATCGACAAGGATACTCAGAAAGAGTTTGAGACTGCCCTCTCTAACGCTGCTACGCTAATCATGCAGCAGCAGGAAAGCCGTGCAGAGCGTGTAACAATCCATGAATGCGTCAAGCATCTGATTGTTGCGGGCAACGGGCTTCTCTATGAAGGTCCCAAGTCCCTTAAGTTCTTCCCTCTGTCGCAATACTGCGTTGTTAGGGACGGTGAAGGGAACCTTGTTGAAGTCGTCATCAAAGAGTCCTTGACTTGGCAGACGCTTCCTCCTGATATGGGGGATGATGTCAAACAGAAGATCAAGTCTGACTACGAGAGCGAGCATGAGGGTAAGGACGTTGATGCAGAGCCACTTGAACTCTACACAAGGGCCGTAAAGACTGGCCCAAACAAGTGGGAAGAGAAACAAGAAATCTGCGGCTGTGATATTACAGGGGAACCTGTAACGTACACTGACGAGACCTTCCCGTACCTTGCCTTGCGGTGGAACCGTATCGACGGGGAACACTACGGTAGGTCGCTCTGCGAAGAGCATCTTGGGGATATCCGAGCAATCGAAGCTCTTAGCATGTCCCTTATCCGGTACGCTAAGAAAGCCTCAAAGCTCCTTATGCTGGTCTCTCCGAACGGACAGACAGCCATTGAGGACCTGCAAGGTGCTGCTGATGGTGCTTATGTCCCCGGCCTTGCCGACGACGTAGTGCCGCTGATCCTTAACAAAACAGCGGACCTGAACGTGGCGGCTCAGATGCTTGATAAGCTTGTCAACCGCCTTGAGACCGCCTTCCTAGTTGCTTCGTCTATCCAAAGGGATGCCGAGAGGCAGACCGCGACGGAGTGGAAGCTTCTTGCGTCAGAGCTTGAGAACGCCTTTAGCGGCGTTTACTCGACCCTTGCGTTAGAGCTTCAGCGTCCTAAGGTATCCTTAACGATCCAAAGGATGATCGCTAAGAAGGAGCTTCCCCCGCTCCCTACGAAGCTCGTCAACCTCTCTATCGTAACTGGCATCGACGCTCTCGGGCGTAACGAAGAAGCATCTAAGATGGATGCCTTTGTTAGTATGATGATTAACCAGTTTGGTACTAACGCCATTGCATCTATGAAGGTTGAAGACTACATGAGAGGCCGTGCGGCCCTCGGTGGTATCAACTTTGATATCTACCTTAAGACCCCAGAAGAACGCCAAGCCGAACAGCAGCAGGCCCAGCAGCAGTCCCTTCTTGAGAAGGCTGCCGGTCCCGGCGTAACCGCCATTGGGCGATTGCAGCAAGCTTCGATGGCTAATCAGGAACCACAATGACTCCAGAAGAAAAAGACCCCAAAGAAATGAGCCTAGAGGAAGTTAGTGCAGCCCTTGCTGCTAAGTTTCCCGATAGTGTCTCTAAGTCCCCCGCCGCTTCCCCAAAGAACGAAGAGGTTACCGACGATACCGTAGCGACCCCTGAGGTTCCCGCAGAGGAGCCGAAGACCGAAGGCAAGGTTGACTTCTCCAAAGTGCGAAGCACCATTGCCGAAGGTAAGGAACTGGACGCATCTACCCTAGCATCCCTTGAGGCCATCGGCATCGACAAGGACACCCTTAACGACGTTGTGGCCTCCTACAAGAACCGTGCGGCTACTATTGATGCCGCTGTTATGAAAGCAGCAGGGACTAAAGAAGAGTACGACAAGGCCGCTGCGTGGGCCAAGGATGAACTCTCCGATAAGGCCCGTGAAAAGTACAACAAGGATATCATGGGTGCCGATCCCGCTGCCCGTGATGCCGCCGTTAAGAATCTTATGACACTGTATCGTACCGCGTCCGGTACGGCTGCCCCTGTCGTCCCTAAGGTCCCTACAAGGATCGTAGGCGGTGCTACTACGGGCGGGGGCGTTAAGCCTATCACCCGTTCCGAGTTCATCGCGGCTCGCAATAGCCCCGAATGGAAAAACGAAGCTTTCCAACAGAAGATTCTTGCCCGTCTTGCCGCTACTAACCCCGATGATTTAGGATTCTAAACTATGAACATTGCTTTTTCTCTCGCCCAAGTTGCCACTGATGTCCCCGTTGAAGTCCCTACCGAAGTTGTTAGCTCGGCCCCTACGTGGGCTGCTATCACTCTTGCGGTCCTTGCGATCCTTGGGGGACTCCCCGTTGTTCTGAAGGCTCTCGCTGCGGTCATCCCCGGCGATAAGGATGATGCTGTGATCGGTAAGATCATCAGCGGTATCGAGTGGTTGCGTAACGTTCTTAACCCCAAACCCAAAGCCTAAGACATGATAACCGCTGTAATGACATGGCTGACCGCCTTCTTTACGGCGGTTTCGTCGTTTCTGAAAAACCTAACCGAGACCCGGCTGATCGAGCTAGGTGAACTCCGTACTAAACAGGAGCAAGCTAATGCTGCTGCCGAAGACCGTAGGGTGGCTAAAAAGATTGACGCTGCCCCTACTCCTGACCGGAGTGTTATTCTTAACAGCCTGCGGGACCCAAAGAGCGGCAAACTGTGATTGGGTTAAACCCATCTACTTTTCCGACGAAACCCTACAGTGGCTTGACAAACAAGAATGGCCTCCTACACTTGCTTACGATCTTGATAAGATCAACAAGCACAACCAGAAAGTAAATGAAATACTCAAATGATTCCCACTAGAACCAGTGAAACTGTTGTTGTTGCCGCCCCAGGAACAGCCTTTGGACAGGTTTATCGAAATACGGGAAACACGGATAACGTACCAGTAGCATTCGTTGCTCCAGTCGGGGCTATTCCGGGTACCTTCAGTGTTCTCGCCCTCTTGGAGGGGAGTATGGACGGACTACAATGGCTGAACGTCGCGGTCTCCCCTGTGATTACATCCGCCGCAAACACTACTGGTTCCCAGTCGCTACAGCCCGTTAATATTAGCCACATTTTCAACGGCCACCCCGGTACAGGTGCGTATAGCTTTCCATTTCTTCGCGTCAGATATGATGCCTCTGGCACTGGAACCGCCACCTTTATCACCCATCTCAGCTACTAACCCCCTTTAAGGATTTTATAAATGTCAACAGTTTTCCCGACTCGTCCCGGCCAGAAGAACCTTACGTCCAATGAGAAGGCTCTGTTCCTTCGCATGTTCGAGGGCGAGACTATGGCCCAGTTCGAACAGAACAACGTTCTGATGAACAGCCACCGCGTCCTCAGTATTAAGAACGGTAAGAGTCAGACCTTCCCGGTCCTTGGGCAGCTCACTGCTCAGTACCATGCAATCGGCACGTTCCAAGACGGTGCTGGGCAGGCGTTGCAGCAGAGTGAACGCACGATCAGCGTTGACAACCTGCTTGTGAGCCATGTCTACATTGCAAAGATTGAAGAGGCGTTGCAGCGTGCCGACCTTCGCGGGATGTATTCCGAAGAGATGGGCAACGCCCTGCGGCGTGCCTTCGAGAACCGCGTGTTCCGCACCGCCGTCAACGCCGCACGCCAGCCTTCCGCCCTCTCGGGCCTTAACCCGGCTACGGGTAAGAAGTACGTGGGTGGTGGGCAGATTTCGCTGGGTGTCGCTACGGGCACTGCACCGACTGCGGCCAACCTCCGCTCGGCCTTCCTTGCGGCCTGCGAAGCGTTCGATAACAAGTTTGTTCCTCAGGATAGCCGCGTCTGCTACCTGCCTGTCAACGCTTACTACCAGTGGTTCAACGGGGCCTCGGCGGGTGAGCTGTCCCAGATCAATAGGGACGTTGGCGGTGCTGGCGATCTTAACAAGGCGTACATCCCGAGCTTTGCTGGTATTGAGATTCGTAAGACCACGAACCTCCCGACCCTTGCGATCACTGCGGCTGACGTTATTGAAGGCCGCACAGGTGCAAGCGGTACCGAGAACGTTCGCGTTCCCACCGCGTCGGAGTCGGATGTTCCGAGCGTCTACACGGGCGACTTCACGGCTACCCGTGGCCTGTTCATGCATAAGGATGCAGTGGCTACCGTGAAGCTCATGGATATTCATGCTGAGGAGGAGTACTCGGCTCCCCGTAAGTCCACGTATCTGTCGGCTCAGTATGCGATGGGCCACGGTGTCCTTCGCCCCGAGGCGGCTCTTGAGATTATTTCTGGTGGCACTGCCGGTGCGATCACCAACTTCTAAGTCTATCACGTACTTCTTGATTCCCTTCCGCCTCCTAACGAAAGAATAAATACATGGAACTCCATCCCCTGCGTACTCTTGGCATTGGTGCTACGCCTACCACGAACGGCTTTGTTGCCAGTGCCCTTCCGGTGCCCGATCTTTCTGTCAGCCCACCTACGTTTCCCGCAACGGCCCCCAATGCCAACAACGGCCTCGTCGGGCAGGACATCGACGTAGCACAACAGATTCTTCAGCTTGTTATCGTGAAGACAGCGGCCAATACCAATACGTCGATTACGATTACACCCACTGTTTCGTATCCGAACGCTCCGACAACCTTTGTGTCCCTCCAGAACGCAACTGGTGGTACGCAGACGTATGTTATTGATACCACGGCCCAGATTGCCAACTGTTCGAGCGGTGCAGCCTTCAGTGCGGCGGCTGCTGGTAACGCAATCACCCTGAACATTCCCATCAATACTACGTCGAATATTCAGGCCAACCTCAACGACGGTTCGAGCCTTGCTGCGTCTGCCCAGCGTCGTATCTATGCCCTTCGAGCCGCTGTTACTGCGGCATCGGGCGGTTCTGGTACCGCTGCTGACTTTACGATCCTTGGACGTATCTTGCACAACTAAAAATAAGCCCCTATTGGTGAAAGCTAATAGGGGCTTTTATTCCCTTAAGGAGTCCTAATGACTACACTAGAAGCTTTGTCCTCGATCCTTGCCACGATTGGCCGGGACCCGCCTTCATCCATCACAAGCCCGCTGTTCCCTGAGGCGGCTAAAGCTCTCCGGCTGTTGAATGAGAGCCGCCGCTCTGTTATCCGTAACGGGCTGTGGTTCAACATTGAGACTGACTACACCCTCGCAAGGGGCACGGATAATACCGTGAACCTTCCCGTGGGGTGTATGGCAATCCGTATAAAGCCCCTAGCGTGGGATAAGAAGCCCCCCGTGGCCCGTGCGGGCAAACTCTACGACGTTGAGAGCAAGACCTACCTGTTCTCTGAAAATCCCGTGGCTCTCCGAATGTCCCTTGATGTTCCCTTCGATGATCTGCCAGAGTCCGTGCAGCAGTACATTATGATCCGCACGGCCCGCATCTTCGCGGCTGGTACCCTTGTATCCAATCCGCCCCTTGCGTACACGCGAGAGGACGAAGGAAGAGCAAGAGGAGAAATGATGGCTGAGCATATCCGCAACTTCAACGGCAACGTTACTGCCGAAGATGGTAGTTGGCTGCTAGAGGAGGACCGTGATTATGAGAATATCTAATAGCGTCCCCTCACAACTTGGGGGCATCTCTCAGCAGGACCCCCGTGTACGCCTGCCTTCGCAGGTTGAAGACAGCCTCAATGCTATCCCACACCCCGTACACGGCTGCATTAAGCGTCCGGGGACCCGGTGGCTAGGGATGGTGGATACCAACCTCAAAGCCCGATGGCTCTTCCGGGGCCTTAACGGGAGCGATAGGTGGATCATTGGGTTTACCTCCGTTCCAACTCCGCAGTTTAAAGTCTACCGCCTTGAGTTGGGTAATCTTTCCGGCTTTGGTCCCGGTCTGGTTGAAGAGACTATTGAGACCACGCCAAACGCTGTGGCGTACATGAGCGGGCTTACGGGCCCAAGGATTGAAGGAAAAGTTCGCGGCCTCTTTCTTGGCAACGAGATGGTTGTTATCAATCGGACAAAGACGGTTGCTCTGCTCCCACGGACATATGCCGACGGCGGTATCTCTGGTTCAAGTGTGGCTCCCGGCACAGGCCCATCCACAAGCACACCCTACACTCTCATCTGGATTCGGACAGCCGCCTACCAGACTAAGTATTCAGTTACCGTTGATGGGACGCTAGGAGAGTATCAGACTCCCGTGGCAGATGCAACACAGGTTAACGTTGTTAACATTGCCCAGCGTCTCAAGGAATCCCTTGTGCAAGCCTTAGGGGCCTTGGCACCCGCTTACGATATCTTTACGGACGAGAACGTACTCTTTATCGCCCGCAAACGGGAAGGTCCTCAGCCTAGCATCAAAGC